TGGCGGCGTGTATTACACCCCCAACACCACTACACCTGATCCCGACCAGTCCAAAGCGTTTCGCAAGAACTTTGCAGGGATTGGCTTTACGTGGCTACCCAACGGACCAGAGGGTGGGGGCTTTGCGTCTCCGTCGCCCTATCCTTCATGGGTCATGAACAGCTTTTCGTATTTGTGGGAATCACCCGTGCCAATGCCGGAGCCGAACAGCCCTCCGTATTACACTTGGGATGAGGCGACTGTATCTTGGGTTATTGTCCCGGAAAATGCTAACGGAAAAATTGATATTGTGGAGCTTTAAAAATGGCACAACCAAACATCCGAATTGCGCACATACACAAACTTTTTACCCGCATGATGCATTTTCAAAATGTGGGGGACATTGAGTTGGGGCATACCCACCAGTATGATCATGCAACGCTGGTAGCGCACGGCTCGGTTTTGGTGCGGTGTCGCGGCAAAGAGACTGTGTTTAAAGCCCCGCAGCTCATCTGGATTGCAGCAGAGTTGGAACATGAATTGGTAGGTCAAGAAGCCGGAACCGTTTGCGTTTGCTTGCACACCGCTGACAGTGCAGAGCATGGTGGCGATACGGTTTCGGAGGACATGATCCCCGCCGGAGCCGAGCAAGTGTTCGCAAGCCGCGCCACGGAGACCTAAAGTGCTGCTGCAAACCCCGCGAGTCATCAAGGGTTGGAAGCATCCCGACTGCTTTAATATGCCAGAAGGGGTGTACCGCGACAACAGTTTTGGCAGGCGCTTTATGAGTTATGAAGACGCCCCATTCCGAGATGAGGCATTTGCGGCGTTTGGCATAACGGAAACTATGCGCGAACCGCAGTTCAGGAACTTTATTGGCAACCACTATTTGGATGGCGCGGCAACGCACACCCATAAAGACGGTGCTCCTGTTGGGTATGTGCATACTCGCTGTAACTGGATGGTCAAAAAACCCGCAGCGGGCGGCGATCCGATTTTGGATGGGGTTGTTGTGCCAGTCGAAGAGGGCGATCTTTGGCTTTGTCTGGCAAGTCTTGAACGTCATGGGAGCACGCCAATTTCTGGTGGCGAGCGTATTATCTGCTCGTTCGGCGCATTGGTGCCGGTAGCAGCTTTGTCACACATTTTGTAGGAGCCATCATGCGCCTGATCGCCATTCTCTGTGCCCTGTCCTTGACAGGCTGCGCCACTGCCGAGTACCAAGCCTATGCCGAAGCCCATAAAGCTCAAGCAGCGGCCCAGACAGCCCGTTTCCAAGCCCTTGCTGACATCGCTCGGCAAGGTGACACCACAGCCAAAGTCGCTGCGGTGATGTCCCTTCAGATGGGTGGCGGTCAGCAGAACGCGCAGATCAACGCTCCCAAGAACTGGGCTGATTACGCCATGCAGTGGACCGGCCTGCTGCTGCCAACCATCGGACAGGTGTATACCGTGAACAAGCAGACCAGCTTGGGCATGCGCCAGTCTGACAATGCAACAGCTCTGGGTGTCAGCACCAACGCAGCGTTCGTGGGCATCGCCTCGCAGATTCAAGCGCCAGCGGCCAACGTGACAACCATCGGCGGCAATGGTGTAATTGGCGCAGGTTCGTACAGCATAGGGGCAAACAGTGGGTCAAACTCTGGCAACAGTGGTCGCCTTGCTGGTGGCGGTATTACTGACAATACGGCTACTCCAACTGTGGTGACCAGTACCAACACCACAACGACAACCACCACACAAGCCACGGTGCCATGAAAGACTGGGCCGTAGCATTCTGTGCAGCGGCCCTTCTGATTGGGCTGGTGGTTTGGTGCGCAAGAATTTTTGCTCAGCTTGTATGGAGTTTGTAGATGCTTGCCGAAATTGCAGCAGCGAATGCAGCCTTCGCAGTAATAAAAGGTGCGCTGGCCAACGGCAAAGAGCTACACCAGCTCGGCTCTCGGGTCTTTGATTACTTCGACAACAAAGCCAAGATTCAGGAAAAAGCCAATAAAAAGGGTGGCGGCTCTGACCTCGAAGAGTTCATGGCTCTGGAGCAGTTGAATGCCCAAGAGGTTGAGCTGCGTGAACGCATGGTTTACGCAGGCCGTCCGGGCATGTGGGCTGACTGGCAGAAGTTCCAAGCTGCCGCTGCTCGTAGGCGCAGGGAAGCCAAAGAGGCCGAAATTAAGGCCATCAAGCTGCGCAAAGCCAAGATGGACCAGCTCATTGAGTATTTGGTGCTTGGCGTGGCCTCACTCATCCTTACTGGCCTGCTTATTTACGGCATCATCATTTACATGCTGTACATCAAAAAATGAGCGACGACAAGCTGAACGCCAACACAACCCTAGACAAAGTGCTCGGGTATGTGGACTCGCCGTTCAAGCTGTTCGCGATCCTGCTTATGGGCGTGGTGGCCTTCGCTGGCTACTTCCTGTGGCAGAACCAAGAGTTCATGCGCGACGCCTACAAGGAGTCCAAGAAGCTGCCGGAGATCAACACCAGCCGGACTGACGAGGCCAGCGCCATGCTGTTTAAGCAAACGGGCGCTGCAGTGGTGGCGGTGTTCAAAGTCAACCCGCTGTTCAACAGTCGGGTGCTGTACCGGGCCTACACCAAGGATGGTCGGGACAAGGGCGTTGAGGATATCGACGTTGGGCTGTTCAGCCACAATGCTGCCAACAATTCGGATGTGGTCAAGCTGATGACCAACGAGACCCCCTGCGGGGAGTACCGCTACGCACAGTCTGAGGTGGGCCTGTGGTATCTGGGCAAAGGGGTCGCGTTTACCTGCCGGGTGAGCGTTCCGCCAGACAGCCACAGGTTTGTCGGGCAGATCACGGTGGGCTGGGCGGAGCCACCGAAAGACATCGAGCAAGTAAAATTCATGCTGGAGATCGCCAGCGCCATGCTAACCAAAAGGGGTAATTGATGCTTACACTTCTTTCAACACTTGGGGGTCTGCTGATCTCCGGCTTGCCGAAGCTGCTGGAGTACTTCCAGAACAAGGCCGATCAGGCGCACGAGCTGAAGCTGGCGGCGCTGCAGAACGAGCGCGAGTTGGCTATGGCCGCTGCCGGGTTTGCCGCCCAAGCAAAGATTGAGGAAATCCGTACCGAACAGGTCCAAATGGAGACCGATGCTCGAATGACCGAAGCCGCGCTCTCGCACGATGAAAAGGTGTTGGCAAGGGCAAGTACATGGGTCGTTAACTTTGTGGGCACCGTGCGGCCCATGGTGACCTACATATTCGTTCTGGAGCTGGTGGCGATCAACGCTTTCATGGCGGTGTACCTGTGGAGTCACCCAACCCTGATCCAAAGCATTGACGACGTGATCCGCTATTCCGACCTGATCTTCAGTGCTGACGAGATGGCAATGCTTGGTGGCATCATCGGTTTCTGGTTTGGCTCTCGCGGCTGGAGCAAGAAGTGAAACTGAGCAAGGCAGGCGAAGACCTGATGCACCGGTTCGAGGGCAAACGCTCTCGGCCCTACCTTTGCCCAGCGCACATCTGGACGATTGGCTACGGCCATGTCCTGTACCAAGAGCAGATCAGGCTTCCCATGGTCCGGCCACCGGGCAAGACCAAAGCCGACATCCCCATGATCCGCAGTGAGTTCCCACTAAAACCGGAGGACAACCGTGTCTGGACAAAAGAAGAGATCGACGAACTATTCCGAGTTGATGTCGGAACTTTTGAACGGGGTGTTCTTCGTCTTGTTCCCAGCGTGGTTGGGCGTCAAGGCGCTTTTGACGCTCTTGTCTCTATTTCCTTCAACTTCGGGCTAGGCAACCTCCAGCGCAGCACCATCCGAATGAAGGCCAACCGGGGTGACTGGGAGGGTGCAGCCGATGCGTTCCGGGCTTGGACCAAGGGTGGCGGCAAGGTTCTGCCCGGGCTGGTCAAGCGCCGGGAAGCTGAAATTGCGCTGTTTCTGAGTTAAGTGCGAAAATGCCGCAAAGCCGAGGTAACCGATGCCACTCAAAAAATTACTATTCCGCCCGGGGGTAAGCCGCGAAAACACGCGCTACCTCTCAGAAAATGTCGGACCCACGGGGGTCAACGGCGCGTATTCTGCTGGCTGGTACGAGTGCGACAAGATTCGGTTCCGTTCTGGATCACCTGAAAAGATCGGTGGCTGGGAGCGCATCTCGGCAAACTCCTTCCTTGGTGTATGCCGGTCGCTTTGGAACTGGGTGACGCTGGGCGGGGCCAACCTGCTGGGCGTGGGCACGAACCTCAAGTTCTACATTGAAAACGGCGGCTCGTACTACGACATCACGCCGTTGCGCGGTTCCCCGACGATCAACTACAACCCGTTCGTGGCCACGCTGGGCTCCAGCGTCATCACCGTCACAGACACCGCACACGGCTGCCTCACTGGGGACTTTGTGACCTTCAGCGGGGCAGTAGGCCTTGGCGGCAACATCACGGCGGGCGTGCTCAACGCAGAATACCAAGTCACCGTGGTGGATGCAAACTCCTACACCATCACCGTCTCGGCTACGGCCAACGCCACTGACGTGTCGGGCTCTCCGGGCGGCGGGGCTTCGGTCGTTGCCGCTTACCAGATCAACACCGGCTTTGAGTACGCCGTCCCGCTGGTCGGCTGGGGCGCTGGCGGCTGGGGCGCTGGCCCATGGGGTACAGGCACATCGTCCTTGGAAACCCTGCGCCTGTGGAGCCAGTTCAACTTTGGCGAAGACCTGATCTTCGGGCCACGAGGCGGAGCCATTTACTACTGGGACTCTTCGGCTGGCACAGGCACCCGGGCAGTAAACCTGACATCCTTGGGCGGCGCTTCGGATGTGCCCACGGTGCAGAACACCATATTGGTTTCGGACGTAAGTCGCTTCGTGCTGTGCTTTGGATGCAACGATCTTGGAAGTGCCACGCAAAACCCGATGTTGATCCGCTGGTCCGACCAAGAGGATGCGGCAAACTGGACGCCAGCAGCAACAAACCAAGCGGGTAGCCTGCAGCTATCCCGGGGTTCAGAGATCATCACGGCAATCCAATCGCGCCAAGAAATCATTGTGTTCACCGACAACGCCGTGTATGCCCTGCAGTACCTTGGACCACCGGCTGTGTGGGGCGCAACACTGCTGGGCGACAACACGTCCATCGTCAGCCAGAACGCAGTCACCATTGCATCTGGCGTCACGTTCTGGATGGGCGTGGACAAGTTCTACAAGTACGATGGTCGAGTCCAAACCTTGCGCTGCGATCTGCGCCAGTACATCTTCTCCGATCTGGACAAAGACCAGTATTCGCAGGTGTTTGCTGGGACCAATGAGGGTTTCAACGAGGTCTGGTGGTTCTACTGCTCTGCTGGATCGCTGGTAGCGGACAAGTACGTCATCTACAACTACCTTGAAGACATCTGGTACTACGGCAACATGAGCCGCTCGGCATGGCTGGATTCCGGCCTGCGGGACTACCCAATTGCTGCGACGTACCTGAACAACATTGTGAACCATGAGTCGGGTGTGGACGACAACTCCACGGCCATGCCTACGCCAATCGCAGCAACGATCACGTCCGCTGAATTCGATCTGGACGACGGGCACAACTTCATGTTCCTATACCGCGTCCTGCCGGACATCACTTTCCGGGGGTCTGACGCCGCGTCCCCTACGGCCCGGATGTACATGCAGCCTCTGAAGAACTCGGGTTCTGGGTACACCACGCCTCCTTCGGTGGGAGGTGAGAACAACCGGCCAATCACGCGCACCGCAGTTCTGCCGATTGAAGAATTCACCGGCCAGATTTTCACCCGGGTGCGGGCACGTCAGATGTCTGTGAAGGTGGAGAGCGATGGGCTTGGCGTAACGTGGCAGCTTGGGGCTCCCCGACTCGACCTCAGACCTGACGGACGGAGATAACCATGGGCATGTTCAGTCGCGTAACCCCGCCTCGGCCAACCGCCGCGCCAGCGCAGTACACCACTGCGTTCATGGACCAGATGCAGAACATCTTCAACTTGTTCTTCAAGCAGATCAATGCTGTGCAACCAATCAACATTGCCGCTTTAAACATCGACATCAACACGCTTCCAACGCAGGCGGATGTGGCCAATCTGCGCGTGGGTGACGTATACCGGGACACCACGGCGTCCAACGTATTGAAAGTGAAGGTCTGATATGGCAAACCCATGGGACGACGCATATTCCCAGTACGCCAATCAAGCGCGTTCTGGCGACATCACTGCCGACTTCATCCGCAAGACGTACGGCGGTCTTGAGGGCGGTAAGTCCGAAAAAGGACTGTCGTTTGCGGATCGGGTGATTGCCATTCACCAAGAGTTGGCAGACCAGAAAAAGAAATACAAGGTGCCGACCTCTGCTGGCAAGATTGGGGAAGCTGATACGGTCTGGGATACTGCCTTCCGGCTGGCAGAGACCGGCACCGACTCGATCTACGACCTTGGCCAGAGGCAAGTGGAGCGCACGCAAGACGGGTACAACGGGCCTGAGACCTACATGGACACCGAGCTGTACCACAAACCCACAGGTGCGGCTGTCACTATGCCTAACCATGGTTTTAAAAACGAATACAAGTTGCAGTTTGCCCCTGATGGCACGCCTGTGGCCTATTCAACACCAAAGCAAAGCGATTGGATGGAGTTTCGTGAGGACTTCCTGCGCCCTGCCGTCAACATGGTTGCCCCGTTTATCCCCGGCGTCGGCCCCTACAGCGCTGCGGCCAATGCTGCATACGCGGCATCCAAAGGCGATTGGGAAAAGGCGCTGCTGTCTGGC